GGAAATAATTTTTTCCAATCGAGTCCGTCCTCTTCAAACCAACGTTTGAGCATTGGGAAGCCACCCGCCTTCTTGTCATTTCGTCCGACAGTTTCATACCATTTTTTGCTACAACTTTTCTCATCAAAGGGGGTATACCCAGACTCTTTTGAATACTTAATGAAATCATTGAGTGGTAGCTTGTTTTTGACCATCATACCGGCGAGTTGTATCCACGTCAAGTGATCCTTGAAGCGTTCTTTTTTGACGTGTTGAAGCCCTAACGCGATTTGCGTTTTTCGCTCGTTCTGCTTGTCTTCGTCCAATTCCTCTTCCTCTTCTTCTTCCTGTACAATCGGGGCAACTTTTGCAACACTTGTCAAATTGCTACGCAATTCACATACCTCGCGACCCCAAGAAATAACGCTTAGAATGCGGGGCAATAAAAATTCTGGATTATTTATTGGAATCAAATTTTCATCGATGTCATACAAGGCATAGTTTTTGGTAGCCTCTTCAAGAGTGATAATGTCCCTTTTGTCATTGTAAATTTTTGTGAGTTTATAGGAGGCCATTCCTTCTGCTTTCGACGACCCATACATCAACCACGGATTACGGGTAACGGCTCCATCAATCAAGTCGCCCGACTTTTCAAACCCAAGCGATTTAAACGTCTGATCCTTGTTAACTTGCTTTCGCACGCGTGGAATTAAATGGTTTTCGTGGTCGTTTTTGGTTAGAAACGTATTGATAAAATGTAAATGGAAACCGTTCTTGGTGTATTCTTTTCCACCTGCTTCTACCTTGTATGACGGCTTTTCTAAAACAAAGCAATACAGGTTTTCTGGCTTGGGGTCAAGTAGAATATTTTTTAAGATATCTTGGTAATTTCTGACGATATTTTCCAGTTGGTAATCATCGTACAACTTTGTTTTGTCTTCCGTAAATTCGACCTTCAAGTCAATATCAACCAACACCGGAATAAAGCCTTGAAGTTTTTCGGCCAAATGCACTTCTTTACCTTCATACACAGACTCGCTATACGTTTTCCAAAACTCTTCACTAACTGGTTTGTCGATTACAAATTTCCCCTTTGGGTGGCTCATACTAACGTGTGTGTGATAATCTGTACCAGACGTTCTACATTTTTCAATAAACGCGTCCATTTTATATAACTAAAGATTTTTAAATAGAAATAAAATTAAATTTTAAAAATCGAATTTATTATTTAAAAACATTTTATATATAATAAAGATGCCTCGCCCACGTGTTTTGACCGATGAAGAGCGCCGTTTGAAGCTAAACGAGCGAGCACGTAAGCAATACCACAAGAATAACCCATCCACAGCACCGCGAATTTTGCGGTTGCAGGGGTTGTCTGAAGCCGACTTGGAGGCCCTAAAAGCCAAACAAGAATATTTCAAGGCCTATTACAAGATCAATCGCGAGAATATTCTGACAAAGGCCAACCAGTGGCACAAAGATCACAAGGGACTTGCCCAGATCACCACGATCGAGTAGGTTTTTAAACCCATTTTAGATTTATTTTTACAAATAAAAAATAAATATCTTGTAATAGATAAAATGTTGGTAATCTACAACGTGATCTACGCAAAACCCACTTGGACCAAAGATGAAGCCCTCACGCATTTGTGCGACAACGGCGTATCGGATGTGCTCCAATGTGAAGAAAATGATAAGGCCCTTTGCTTTACGTTGCTTGAAAAATCCAAAGACGATACAAGCTCCAGTCGGGCCTTGCCAATTACTGAAAGCGTGTGTCTTATTGTGAAAGATCTGAAAATCAAGGATGCCGATCAGATCGGTGCAACTTCCTCGGAAGTCGTGATGACGAAGGTAGAGGAATCAGAAACCGTATAACTTGCCTGTTTCTTTTTATGTTTTGCTGTGCGTTCGTGGCGATTCTTGTTGTAGTGAGTATATTTACCGCCACAGATGTCGCAGTAGACAATGTCCTCGTTGATAAGGAAGGGTTCAACGGGGGGTTCAACAGGCTGAATTTGGGGTTCGGCCTTTTCTAAAGGCTGAGGCTGAGGATCAACGACTAAAGGCTTATCAAGCTCTGGAGAAGGCGAGGGCGTTGGAGGAGGTCCGTAATAGAGTTGTTGGATTCGTGCGTATTCGGCTTCCATTTAGTATATACGAGATTTAAATTTGTAAATTTGTTAATTCAATTTCGATTTTTTTCTCTTCTTTTTCGTCAATTTTCACGCCTTCTTTGGCCTCCAAAGAAATCACCAACTCCTTTGAGCCGTGGCACTCGGACTTGATATAATAGTGCTCGTAGTAATATTTCAACGATTTTAATAGTGTGTAAAGACCGGCAGATATCCCTGCTCCAATGAGAGCGGTTTGTGTGTTGGTTTCCATATTTATTTATAAAAATAAATAAAAAATTCTCCATATAATAAAAATGTATGCAAACGGATATGGCGAAATGATTTCGAGTGATGTTCACAGCAACCTACTGAAATACATAAACCACTTGAACGGTGAATTGACCGATAGTTTTGAAGGATCTGGAATGAGTGGAGGTAAACACGCCAATGCTTCAAAATGCCCCTGTGCCTGTATGCCCTGTCGGTGTATGTCGCGTGATATGGAGGGCGACGGAATGTCCGGCGGATCTGGCTACGCGTCGGCCACCGTCCGCGATATGGGCTACGAACCCACGATTGGAGCGGGTGGCGGTAAAGGGAGCAAGGCCTACAGAAAAACCGGTTGCGGTCAAATCGCAGCCCTTCCCCCACCTGAAAACGTGTTCGAGTTGGGAAACGTTGGGGCGGGTATGAATTTTCTACCCAACCGAGACGAGATGGCACCAATGGCCGACCGACGAGCGGAAGAGAAAGTTAAGCGAGTGATTGGTGGTAAGAAACGTGGTAAGACCCACATAATGCCCGACGGCACAGTGATGCTTGACAGCGAACACAAAATGGGGAGGGGCACAGCCGAATTAAAAGCCGATTTGGGTAAATTTGATTTTAACCGTCTCAAAGACTACATCGGCCTTGGCAAACCCAAGGAATTGATGGACTTTAAACGTGCTGTAGGTCTACGTGGCAAGGGCTTTGAAGATTTCAAGGCCGACTTGCGTAAATTCGATGCCAACCGTTTGAAGGACTACGTGGGCCTCGGCCGTTACGGCAAAAAGCATATTTCTGGAAGTGGTTTCTTTGACAGTATCGCCAATTTCTTCAAACAATTCCCCGAGAAAATTAATTCGGTTTTGATGCCTATTGCTGGTAAAATAACAGAGACGGTCAACAAGGGGCGACAGGCTATTGGGCTTGGCCGAGGCACGGCCGAACTGAAAGCGGATTTGGGGAAATTCGACCTCAATCGCCTCAAGGATTACTTTGGAGCGGGAATGCCCCGTAACGCCAACATTCCAGACCCGAAAACGGTTGAGCCAAAAGTGCGTGAACGTAACCAGATGCAGGCCGTGATTGGCGGGGCCGGTGGGGACGGCCGTAAAAGACGGGCAGCGATTGTCAAAAAAGTGATGCTCGAGAAGGGCTTGAAACTCATCGACGCCTCAAAGTACGTCAAGGCCCACGGGCTTTACAAGTAAGGTTTTTAAACAAATCACAAATAATCAAAATCAAATACAAATATTTATATTATTTTCATATATTATAAATGAAATCGTTGCGAGATCGTCAGATACAGGAGGTCCTCGACGACGACCTTAATATTAATCGTTCCGTGAATAATTTAACCCGCAATCGGGTCCAATTGTCCGAAGAAACGGTAGCTCCACGAAAAACGCGAGACAGAGAAATCGAGGTATCAATTGACAAGCTTATTGAGAGTGTGAATAAAATCACGGAAACAAAAACCAGTGCATTGGATTATTTGCTGTCAAATATCACTACCAGTAATAGGACGAATCTGTCCGACCCAGAGATTCGACGGGCGTTTGAGACGATTACCAACAACGGCGATTTTATCACGAGTTATAACCAATTGGTCCGTCTGTATTCGCAACCCGATTTGAGTCGCGTCAGCCAAGACGTCATTCGCACAAAATTTCAAGAAATCACAGGCAACATTGATGCCCTTGTCTATGGTCTCAGTGAAGGCATCCAATACCTATTTAGTAACAGGAAGCCAACAAGCGAAATTTTCCAGCTTGTAAGAAGCCTTGCCGTATATCGGTTTGTCAAGGAAATCTTGGAACAAGGCAGTTATTACAAGCCGTTGGATCAAGGCGAGATTTATGCGTCCATCCAACGACTTGTGGCGGAGGACTTTACGCTCGGCCAACGGATGGCTTTACAAAATCTTAGAGATTCATCTGACCTTCGCGAGGTGTCGTTGTTAAAATTGCCAATTGAAATGACCCAAGACAAAGCACGACTGGAGGCACTTGAGGACGAAGCGGGATTCCAATTTCCAGCCAATTTGAAGGAATCGCTCAATAAAAAAGAAATTGAGACGCTTGAAAGCGAGTATGGTAAAATTCGTGGCGATCTTACTGCAAAAGATCCCGCACAGATGGCCGACTATAAAAGAGAAATTAAAACAGAATTGCCGGCATTGGAAAAACAGGAGCAAGATTACTCAAGGGCTCTTCGCGATAAGGACGCACAGGTAATCGCGTTACAACGTATCATTGATGCCAGAAAAGGCCTACAACAACCACCCGATGATCTGTATGATTACCCCAATGAAGGAAAACCGCTCACCGAAACCCAACTTCGATCCAGATTTCAGACAGATATGGGCCAAAAGAAGTTTGATGGACAAGGTTCCATCTATAGAACCTATTTTAGGGACTATTTATTACCCATTTTACAGACTCGTCCAAATATGCCCCCAAAACCCGCCAATGTCGCTTTAATTAAAGCATTTAATGATTATAAAACGAAGGTAAAAGTTGCCAATATGACGGGTCCAGTTGCACAGGGGTTACGACAGGCCGTTATTGATGCGATACAGACTGCTGATTTTTCACGCGTAAAGGCAGATGACGCGGATGAAGAACACGAAGTTGAAGATGACGACCAACGCGATCTAAACCTATTCAAACAAGAAATAGTTGAAATTCAGCAATTACTTTCCGATAATCAAGACCGACAGAGAGACATTAAGCAGAGACTCAACAAGCTCGATCAAGAATTCGAGGCCAGTAAGCAAGAGTCCAAAGAGAAATTTGGCGATATTTTAAAGCTAACTACGCCTACGACTAAACCCGTCTTTAAAACAAGAGGACTTACATTGTCTGACATTCAAAAGCAAACGAGCGGGTTGGCTCCACAAGCTAAACTTGACTATACGTTGGATCTTTTGAAAAAGCAAGGCGACCCCGTAGTTGTTACAGAGGAACAAAAAGACAAATTTTTAGCCGGAGATACGAAGGTTGCCTTGGCCCTTGTGAATCGTATTATAAAAAATTCCGAAGAAGAGCCCGAAGAAATGAGTGCTTTTACAAAAAAGGACATTTTAGATTTGATAAGCGGTAAACCTCTTAAAAGCCAGTTAGAAACATTAGAACGACTTTTAGATGAAGCTGGAGGTTTGCCTCTCAGCAAAGTGCTAAAAAAGAATTTTTTAGATAACAAAAAAGCTACTCTAAATACAATTATAAAAAAAATAGAGGAGGCATACGAGGCAAATGCTGGCGAAGAAGAAGAGCCCGAAGAAGAAGAAGAAGAAGAGGATCAGCCCGTAGAAGCCGAAGCAGAAGAAGTAAAACAAGCCGAAGAAGGACAACTGATTTTCCCCGAAGACCCCGAAGAGTTTGAGTTAGAGGAAGAAGGGCCTCTTGTTGCAAAGGGAAGGGGAAGAAGGGGAAGAAGGGCGATTCGCTTACCAATGTCAAGCCCCTTTGATTTCCGCGATGGCCGACAAAATTTATATGGGTCAGCAAGGGTAAATATGAATGCTTTACGCCGATTTGGGCAAACATTTAAATAACCTATCGTTCTGTCTTTCAAAAAAATAAAATAAAATAAAAAATTATTTTATTTTTTTCTTTGTAATAAAAAATGAGCTCCGACATCCAAAAAGTTTTAGTGCTCGACTCGCGTCTCGATTGTTCTGATAAGATCACGTATGCCGTGGTGCAAGGCGCCCAAAGCGTCAACCCAGCCCCTTTCGTAGCCGTTTCTTCAACTGTGTCATCACACACATACAACATTCAGGTACCCTCAGAAACCACAATCATTGACCGTCGCGTCCTGTTTAAATCCACGGTTGTGTTATCGATCGTTGGCACTCCCCCAATTGGCGAATTCAACGTCAATTACGGTATTACCGATGCTTTAGCTCCTTTCCCCCTTCATCAACTGATCAATGTGATGACCGCCCAAATAAACAATAATTCCGTCAGTTTGAACGTCAGAGACGTGCTCCCTGCTTTGTTGCGTTTTCAAGACCCTCGCGAGTTGGCCCGTTACAACGGCACGTGTCCGACTGCCGTGGATACTTACCAAAAGTATTCCGATGCCGTGGGTGCGTCCAACAACGTGCTTGGTGCTTTCCAAAACGTGAGCGACAACTCCATTTATCCTCGCGGTTCGTGGGTCTTGGATTCCATTACTGGTAACGCCATTGGCGATGGCACCGCAAGAACTACAATTGTTACATTCACCTGTGCTGAGCCCTTGTTGATTTCGCCATTTCTTTCGTGTAACCCAAAGAGCAATAGTCAAGGCATTTATGGTGTGCAAAATATGAACTTCCAGTTTTCGATGGGTGATGCTACTCGTGTGTGGCGACACGCCTCCGCCCACCCAAAGACGGTTACTGTTACGAGCTACGCAAACTCGAAATTGTTGTTCAACTTCCTTTCGCCTCATCCCTCTCAATTGCTCCAAAGCAGAAATATTGTGCCCTACGCTGAATTTCCACGTTATTTGACAGCAATTGCCAATGCCGGAACAACAAACACTTCTGCCTCCTTTTCAAGCTCCACAATTCAGCTCAACGTTATTCCGGATAAACTCATCATTTTTATCCGTAAATCAGGGGCACTTCTCAACTCGGATACCGACAGCTTTTTTACGTTGTCCGATGCAAATCCCGTATCAATTAGTTTCAATAACGTCTCTGGTATCCTTTCGTCTGCCTCGATTCAGGATTTATACAGAATGTCTGTTGAAAACGGCTCGAATCAGTCATTTTTGGAATTTACGGGCTTTGCCAACTTGGCCGATCCAACGACAGGTGGTCCAAACAAGAAACCCCTTTCTGGCTCCTTGCTTGTGTTGGAATTCGGCAAAGACATTCCGCTTCAGGAGCAATATTACGCGGCCGGTTCGCTCGGTTCGTTTTCGCTCCAAGTAACCTTGAATGCCTTCAACCAAGGCGCAGCCACTATCGGCGCTCAAGAGCTTGTCATTATCACAATGAATTCAGGTGTAATGGCTCTGGAACGAGGTTCGGCAAGTGTGTATACTGGTTTGTTGACCAAGAAGGACGTGTTGGAGGTCGTTACGCAAACGCCCTACTTTCGCGCGGATGCCGAACGCCTCGTAGGAGGCGGTTTTATGGACTCGCTCAAGTCAGTGGTCGGCAAAGTGTTGCCCTACGTGATGCCACACGCACGCAAATACTTGCGTGAGTCGGGTGATATGGGGTCGAAAGTAGATAAAGCTCTTTCCTCCTTGGGTATGGGCAAATCGGGTGGCCGTATGCACGACCGCTTGATGTAAAGAGGGCTAAAAATAAAATAATTAAAAAAAAATAATTTTTTATCTTCTTATAATAAAAAATGGCTTTACTCGAAAATGGCTTACAAACGCGTTATCTTCAAGCTTCAGGTGTTACACCCGCCGCGAACGGCGTTACTAACGTTGCCGTGCCGTTGGTTGCTATTCAAGCTGGGGCCAGTATTATATTAACTATTAATACACCCGCAGGAACGGCAGGTCCCGTTAGCGTTACATCAATTACAGCAGGAACTGGTTTTAGTTTTGCTTCAACGGCCGCGAACACCTCTACCTATAACTATATGGTGTATAATCCCGCTCCTTAATCTACCACAAAAATTAATTTTAGTAAAAAATTAATTTAAATTTGATCCTTTGCGTTAGGCCACACGCCCCACGTTTCCGAAATCTTTTCTGCGAAACATCAGCTTTAACTGTGCCGAGCATCCCGAGAGCAACTGGAACGGATGAAAGACGCCAAACATATCACGCCACTGCACAGTTATTTCAATGCTTTGAAGAGGCGTCAAACCATACAAGTCGATCAAGCGATATTCGCCACTTGGCGTGTATTCCAAGTTGGGCCGAAACTGGTTGTCTTTTGAAAATGGAACCACAAAGTCGGTGATAACGGGTGCGACCTGATTGTTTTGGCCCGTGGAAGCCGTATTGTATGTTTTTGTGTTGCCAATCACGCCTTGGACGAGAGGCAAAAGCGACGACGTGAAAACAATAGCTTGGACGGGGTTAAACAGGCCCACGGTCGAGTTGTCTTGGAACAACTGGATGACCGAGTAAGTGCCCATATTGTAGAGATTGAGACCGTTGTTGTTGTAAAAGTTGAACTGGTAATTCTTGCCGGAAGCGACCACCGACGAGGGGTTATTCTTCAGAATGGGAAAGTTGTTTAGCAAGGTGTAAAGCCCCGTATTTAGAAAGATTTTAATGGGCGAAGCCAAGGCGGAATTGTATCCAGCATTATCGGCACTCAATTGGAAGACTTGGTCGGTCGAATTCCACTCAAAGAAGGGAATGTTGGTGGACGGCAACACGGCGCCTGATGCAATAAATGCAGGGTCTGTTGTAAGCGCCGTATAAGACGCGATCAAAGCCGTATTCATCATCTTCACCCAGTCTTGGAGGTTGAACACGTAGTAATAATCCGACGAGAAGTCTTGCGCCGTTGTGGGGGCAGATGGTGTCGGTTGTGTGCTGTCCGAACATACATAGGTGATAAACTGTTGGAAGATGTATTCTACGGCCAAGTAGGTAAAGGAAAGAGAAAGACTATACGCCGTCTTGTTGGGGTTGGCTTGGCCGATAAGCACTTGGGGCACAAACAAGGGCAAAGAGGGCGTTTGCATCGTGAAACGGCTCACTGACATAAAGTAATTCTCGGGTGCCATCAAATAGGGGTTATTACGGGTCTGGGTCATTGTAAAATTCACAGGGATTTGTGTGCCTGTCGTCTCGTTGTTAATCGCCGACAAGTCGTAATACACGTGATACGGCTGGGTTGGGTCATACTTACTCGCAAGTTGAATCGACATTTATATTATATGATAAATTTTATTTTAATATTGCACTTTTTAGAAAAATGTCCAAAAACAACATACAAATATCTGACTTTACGTGTAAATATGTATCAGTCAATAGATATTTACGAGATATTTACAGGCATTTAGATACTTATTGGTATATAACCGTTAAAAATATCGATATTTTTAACGGTTATATACGGGGAAACATCTTTTACGCGATTTAATCGACATTTTTACGTGTAAAGATGTCGTAAATACGGATTTAAATACCTATTTAAAAACATATCTATTAAATAATAGGAGGTTGGTTTTTAAAATCGTCTGGTTGATTTTAAAATAATGAATTTAATAAATTATTTTTGATTTTTATAACTTTATAACTTTTGAAATAATAAATAAATTGAAAATAATAAAATAATAAAATAATAAATTAATAAATTAAAAATAAATTATTAATTGCATCACGTGCATTTTTTAAAAACCCTCCCATTATTTAATGGTTTTCTTTTTAAATAGGTATTTAAAAATAATAAAATCGCTTTATATAAATGCTGTTGTGTGCGTTGCTAAAGTCGTTTAAGATTTTTTTCCTCTCAACCGCCCTCTTTCAGTCAAGTGGCGTTGTGTTCAAAGACGTCCATCAACGCACTGTGGCTGTCTCCTATTCGCTCAAATCGTCGATCCACGCGGTTGATAGCCAAATCACGGTGGTTAAGGACCCCGCTTACAGTGTCTGCTTTGCTTCGACCCGTGCCGATTACTCGCTTTATACGCCAAAGGCAGAAATCAAGGTCAAACTCCAAAGCCGTAAAAAGGCCAGACGCCCCGTCAAACGTCCCAGCAATTTCTCTGTTTCAGCCCCCGCCAAACTCCCCGTCAAACGCCCCAGCAATTTCTCTGTTTCAGCCCCCGTCAAACTCCCCGTCAAACGCCCTGCACCCGCTCGGGGGCTTCATACGCACCGTTCCACCATTAGCCAACTTCTCAAACAATACTTTGACAAACAAGCCAAGGGAAAATCAGTGGTTAAACCCTCGAATAGCAGTGTATTTCCTGCTCGGCCTGTTAATATTTCTATTCCTATTACTGCTCGTCCACCTCCTGCTCCACCAAGCGGTAGCGACTCGTCGAGTAGCAGTCTGAGTAATAGCCCCCGAAGTCCGCACGTCCTTAAAGAAAAATAAAAAAAAATCAATTAAAATAAAATTGATTTTATAAATGGCTTACGTGATAACGCCACATACAAAAGCCCAAGCAAAAGAAGCAGGACTGACAGTAAAGCCAAGCACAAAGCGTGGGAAGAAAATTGACGTGTATAACAGTGAAGGGCAATACCTTGCTTCCGTGGGTGCGCTGGGGTATAAAGATTATGGATTATATCTTCAAGAAGGGGACAAAAAAGTAGCAGAAGAGCGACGACGGCTATACCATCTACGGCATACCAAGAATACTCTTCCCGAACGTCTTGCGTCATTTCTTCTTTGGTAAGTTATTTTAAATTTATTAAAATAATAAATTTAAGACGCACCTTTTACTCTTCGCATTCATCACAATACGTATCCTCGTCATTGCCAACCTTTACAATATAACTTAAGTGCAGTTCACACAGATGTTCCTTAACCACTAATTGAAGAGAATAGGAGCAGAGAAGTCCTTCATAGTCTTCAATTTCACTTCGAGGATAAAATAGGCTTACGGCATCACATTCTTTAATCATATACTGAATAGTCTTAGTAAGACCTACTTCACATACTATTTTTTGTTTTGTTTCTTTTGAAATCAAGTCAATATAATCGTTAATAATGTCATTCCAGAAAGTCGTTTCATACCACAGTTGCAACCACTTACAATGACACATTATTTCTTTTTCACCTTCTTTTTCAATAAGTTTTTTAATTCCCAAGTCTTGGATCGACGAGAGTGCTTCATACATTTCAGACAACGGCATTGCTTGTGCTTGAGATTACTTTATAACTTTTTTAATTTTCATTTTTAAAAAATTGATTTTACCAGTCCGTCGGCTCCACATAGACCTTTTTCGTAAGAGTGGTCTTTTTAAGGGGCAAGACCTTTTCAACATAACACTTTTCGCAGACATTCATATGCCCGTTAAATTCGACCTTACACAGCAAACACTTTCGCATTTATTATAAGTCAAGAAATTAATTAAACGACACGAATTTCTTTAGCGAGGCGAGTTGTGCCTTGAGGTCTGTGATGATGGCGTGTTGTTCTTGAACGGCTAAAATAGTGTGTGAAAGTAAGGCATTTGCGTCAAACCCTCTAAATCTAGGCTTTTTGTTTCCGTTTTCATCCAACACTGGGATGGGATTACCTTCGTCGTCAAATAAAAAGCCCCCTGTTGGTTTTTTAACATATTCATACTCGTATTTTTTACCATCAATCACATCTGGAAATATTTTCTCAACATCTTGAGCAATAATATTGGTATAACTCTTCTTATCGTAATCAGGGTCGGACTTTAATGTATAAGTGGCTGGTCTAATTTGAAGTAATTTCTCTAATTCGCCCTGTGATGACAGATACACGATGTTCTCTTTTGCTCGTTGGTCGGATATAATTGTAACAAGGTTCCCAGCCGTTATTTGTAAAGTCCCAGCACCAGTTATGTAATTGGGTAAATACAGAGCCGTCCCTGCTAAAGCGATGCTTGATGTCCCTTTACCCACGACTTGCCCTATACAAATTTCACTAGAGACTGACGCACTAGACGCATTTGCTCCATAGCCAATATAACAGTTATAATTTCCTGATACTAAAGCAGGAGCGAAATTCGCCACATCATACCCTATACAAATGTTTCCGCTTCCTGTTGTGAGAGAACGAGCAACCGCCTGACCGATAAGCGTATTGTTAGCTCCGCTTGTAACCACACCAGTATTGAACCCAATACCTATATTTTGGTCGCCTGTCATAACACCGCCTAGAGCATCTCTACCTATTGCCGTATTGTTACTTCCTGTTGTTGAAGCCCCCAACGCCCCTGCTCCAACCCCCACATTTCCGTCTCCTGTTGTGTTCGCATCTCCGCATACAACCCCCACATAGGTGTTGATACTTCCAGTGGTCATAGCATTCCCTGCGTCTGTTCCCATTATCGTATTGTTTTGCCCTGCCCCAGTTAAATTGGTTCCAGAGGTAGAACTACCCAATACAATATTCCCACCCAAGTTTCCTGCCCCAGTAGATAATCGTGCAGTATTGACAGTAAGCTCCGTCCCTGAAATTGCGCCTGTGCCTGTAATCGTCGTGCCTGAAATGGCTCCTGTGCCTGTAATCGTCGTCCCTGAAATTGCACCAGTGGAAACCACTGAAGCGACATTCACCGACCCTGTTGAACTGATGTTTCCAGAAGCCACAATTGCTCCTGTATTGACTTGCGCACCGAGCGTCCCAGCGAGATTTTCAAAGTTGTGTCCTGCTCCACGGAAATAAAGACTTGGTCCGCCACCACTCAAGATTTTTGGCGGAGTAACTACGCCTCCGAATGTGAAAGTGCCGTAGGACGGCGCAACAAAACTATTTTGTCCTGCAGAAGACCCTCCAGCGTCGGCATCTCCCAAAAACAAGCCAGTTGTCTTGTACGAAGCGAGTTTAGTCCCCGTTGAATTGAAAATTAAAATGTCATTTCCAGATACCCGTGTAATAGATACGAGTTTATTGATTTCAAGAGCCAAGTTCCAACTCATTTATAATATAGACAAGAAAAGAAATTGAAATTGTTTTTTTACTGAATTTTATTATTACAAATTAAAATCTTTGTAAAGATAAATGAACTACGAGACCGATTTCAAAAAGGCGTTGGCCGAGGCCTTTCTGGCTAAAAAGTTGGCCCCGTCCTCGATCAAGCTCTACCTTCGCAATCTGGAAAAGCTCAATGACGATATGCCTCTGAAAAACTTCACTTTTCTCAAAGACATCCCCGCCATCACACAGCAACTTGAAAAATACAAGGAAAACACCCAGAGGGGTTATCTGATTAGCATTGTAAGCTCGTTAGGCCTCGACAAGTCCAACAAGGCCAAACAAAAGCTCTATGACGATTACTACAAGTTGATGATGGACAAAAACAAGGAGCTGAAGGGCAAGGAAGCCACCAACGAAAAATCGGAAACACAGCAAGAAAACTGGATCACGTGGGAGGAAGTGGGCAAGACCTTTGCCGACTTGGAAGCCAAGGTCAAAACCTTCTCAAGCAACAAGGAAATCAATCCGCACCAGTATGACGTGTTGCTCCAGTATGTCGTGTTGGCCTTGTATTACTATAAGGCCCCTCGCCGTAATGAGTATCAAAATATGACGATTGTCAAGACCGATACGGCGTCGTTGCCAATCACCGCCAACTATCTGATTACCGACAGTCGCCAATTTCTCTTCAATGCCTACAAGACGGCCAAGAAAGAAGGGCAGTTGAGGGAAGACATCCCCGACGCACTTTTTGCTGTAATTTTAACTTATCTAAAATTTCACCCCTTGTTGAAGGGCAAGAAGATCATCAAGACGACGGCGGTGCCGTTCTTGGTTTATTACGACGGCAAACCGCTCACGCAAGTCAATGCGATCACGCGGATTCTCAACAAGACGTTTGGGAAGGCTGTGGGCTCTTCAATGTTGAGGCACATTTACCTCTCGAGTAAATACGGCGATGTCTTGCAAGAAATGAAGGAGGACGCGGGGGCAATGTCGCACTCGGTCGGTATGCAGAAGGACTATATTAAAGTTTGATTTTAAGAAGGCTAAGCCCTCGTAAAATAACATTTTTGTAAAAATCTTAGTCGTCTTCTTCGCTTTCTTCTCCGCATTCCTCGCAGAGGGCATTGTTCCAGAGTGAGCGGATTTTCCTTCCTTGAGTTGAAACACCACACACACCGCACTTACTTCCTTCTATAGAAGAAATAACAGTTTGGTCTTCTCTTGTTGACATAATGACCCGTACGTAAGTAATCCCGTCCCGCCCATTTTGCAAGGGGTTAGACGTTTCGATACGAATGTCTGCGCTTAATTCGCACTTCTTCCGGTGCATCCTCATATGCTTCTTGGCTTCACGTGGAGCCCCTTTGGCAATAAACCCACACGCACACCCAAGAGTGGGTCGTTGGCCTCCTCCGCATACTGACTGTTTGGACATCTTGCTTCCTGATTTTTTTTCATTTTTATTTTTGAAAAATCGATTTTAAGAAGGCTAAGCCCTCGTAAAATATAAACAGTCCAAGTCTGTAAAAAAGACACGTCCACACTTTAAAGACGCCCACACATTTTTTCAGTCATAAAAAAATAAAGTAAAGCACGACTGAACTCTTCTGTAAAACATAAAACACCATTCCTCTTCTCAGATTGTTTGCCGTAAAATGGTCCAAAACGGTCTGTGTATTCATACATTGCTTTGTAATCGCCGTACGAAGCGACAAGGTCTGCAATACGCTTTGGATGTAATTCGTCCAACCTCTCTGAAACCGCCTTTTCAATAACGGTCTCTTTCCAACACTCATAGTGTAATTCGTTAATCTCATCACCATTTCCGTATTTTTCTTCGTCTTTTTCGTATGTTGCAAACGACAACGAGCCAATTCCGTTTTTAACATCGACCATTTCTCTATACCAAGGCTTGTTAATGTCCTTGTAGTCGGCACGACAAAGAGGGCACGTCTTCTTCCCCAAAAGACCATAACACTTTAGACACAACCGATGCCCACAAAGCCCTTCGACTTGAGCGTAGCAAAGTTCTTCCATACAACACGGGCATTCGTCAAACTTCTCAACCGAAAAGTGCTCCAACAATGCCTTGTTGGCTTCTCCAACTTTGACCGCGTTTTTAATAACGTCGCTTACGATATTCGAAATGAAAAGCATCCTTGTCGTATCCTGTTATTTCTCTGATTTTAATTTTGAAAAATCGATTTTAAGAAGGCTAAGCCCTCGTAAAATGTTAAACACCACTCAACACCACTTACACTCCACCTCTTTACTCTTTGACCAGATGGGCCAAGGCCTTTCCAAGGGGAATCTGATAGCCAAATTTCTGGCCTAAAACAGTCATAGCTACATCTGCCTCAATTTCATTGTGTGTCAGATTTCCATTTCTGGTGTGCGTCATCCCGTTTCGTCCGTTTGTAAGTCCATCAAAGGGCAAAGATGTTGGGTTGGTGTCCGTTCGATCGCATTTCTTCTGGTGCATCTTGAAACGCATATTGACGTCTCTGGGAGAGCCTTTGGAAACAAAGCCACAAGGGCAATATAAGGTTCGTCGTTGTCCGCCACCCATCTTGTCGTATCCTGATATTTCTCCAGTTTTAATTTTGAAAAATCGATTTTAAGAAGGCAAAAAACGGAGAAGTCGAAAAAACACAGCGATTGCTGTATAAAGGCGTTTTCGACTTCTCCGTTTTTCGCGTTTTATAAAATCGATTTTTAAACTTTAAAATCAGGAACAAATCAGTATACGACAAGATGGCACCTCAAGTATCCGACGCGTTTTTTGACCTCTACAAAAAGGACCTCATTGCGGTCTATGTTGATACCCGAGGGTGTTTTCACTCCATCAAGGAGGCGATCGCCGACTTTGACCACCAAGAGGATGAGGAGGACGACTACCACCCATCGGTGTCTGATTTTCTGACCTACTTTGACTTGCCCGAAGACTTCAGTGAGTATCAGGGGGGCGAGGACGAGGAAGATGTAGACGACTGGATGTGGGTGGTACATCAGGGTAGCTTTGAGCCCTATTGTGGCGATCACGCCGAGCTCCAAGCCTACAAGGGCTTCCACTATTTCCAGTGTTGGGGAGGTGGCCCCGAAGGCGGTTACATCACCAACGACGACAACGAGGTCTATGAAGTTAATCGCACGTGGTGGCAACACTTCACGGTTGAACGTGTGTTTTTTAAAATTGAAATGGAGGCACGTGATGGCGGGTATATGCACTTACGTTTGCGTATGTGAGAGGGGTCTTAAGATTTTTACAAAAATTAATACAAAAATTTATTATCTTGTAGATAATAAATGGCATTCAAGCGTGATTATGATTTTGGCAAGTTGGCGGAAATCCAGCTTCTCCCAAAACTCAACGAATTCTTCAAAGACGACGAAGTTAAGCCCGCAACGGGGCTATACAGCAAGTTTGATTTTGAAGGCAAAGTCTTCTTATACGAACTGAAAAGTCGCACGTGTAAATTTGCAAGTTACCCGACCACGTTGTTGCCCGTCGATAAGGTCCTCAAAACGCGTAAGCAGATTTTTCTGTTTAACTTTACAGACGGTCTTTATTACATCGAATATGACGAGGAGGCGTGGAAGGACATTGAAGTGGCTTCGTTTCGCCGTTACCGTATTGGTGTGAATGACAAGGAAAAGCCCTATTTTCACATACCGATCACGCTCTTGAAAAAGATCTGTTAATCAACCGCGTCTAAATCAACGTCTTCTGGGTCGTAAATGAGCGACATTAGTTTTTCAAGGCTTGAGCCGATTGTGGTGTCTTTGTAGAGAGAATTACGTTTAATTTCATCAAACAACTTGCGTGGCTTCATTTGGCGTTCCGTAATCGTTTCCTCGTCCTCGTCCATAGCATAAAGTTCGCTGTAGTTCTGCGGATAAAACTTTCTATAAAAACGATCTACGTCGCCTCCATAAAGAAATACAACATCGCCACTATTGTCTGCTTCTAATAACAAAAAATTATAGGGTTTTTGGGCTTCCACAATTCTAAAAACCCCGTCATAGTCCAATTCCTTTTTAATTACAGCCAGTTCTTTTTTCGTAAAAATGTCAGAATCGTCAAAATCGTCAATAGTCTTCCCCATATAACCAAAAGAAAGCATAATCTCCCTATACGGGATGTCAGGATACGACGGATCTTTAAAGACCTCCTTGTTTGCAGAAACGGCCTTGTTCATTGCCTTATTGACAAGAGCCAGTTCTCCTGCATCGTCTTTATCCAGAAAATCAAAGACGGGCCGTAAATTGGCAATACCAGCAATAGGGTCTAATTTGCCTAAATTTTTTGGCTCGGGCTTCTTTGGCTTCTTTGCTTCGGGCTTCTTTGCTTCGGGCTTCTTTGCTTCGGGCTTCTTTGCTTCGGGCTTCTTTGGCGGTTCTGCGTCCATTATTTTTTTCAGAATTGTATTTGCTGTAGCTTGTTTGCCTTCTAAAAAATTCTTTTTTACAGATTCAGTGAGAGGTTTGCCCCCAACTTCTTTCAGAAGTCGCTCTAATATTTTTAATTGAGTTGAAAGAGCTTTGCCACTTACCAAATCTAAAATGTCATTCTTTGTATAACTCATTTATAATATAGAAATTAAAATTTAGGAATTTTAAATCTTTAAAGATCTAAAATTTTAATTATCACAAATGTTGATCTGCGTCGATACGATGCCATCGGCGGGTAACTGAAGCTTGTTTTCGAGCTGTTTCATATACTCAAAATAAGCGTCGAGGTCCATTCCCTTGTCCAACAAGCACTTGATACGAAACACACAGTGTCGTCCGCAGTCGTTGATTTCCCCGCCGTCCTGTTGGTATTTGATCGGATTATACACAACGTCTTGTACGGCACAGTTTAATAAGGGAGTGAGTAATTTACGGCCCTGACCGAGCTTCTGGCGGTTCTGACGCGATGTCCACGTGAGTTGCTTGTCGGGCGTGTTGCCGTAGGGATCGAAAAACTCAAATGTCCCTTTGGGCCCCTTATTGTATCGCAACAGACACACCCAGTGGCCATTATTTGGGCTGTCTTCATATAATATAATAACGTAATCGGTTTCTTGTGGGAGAAGCTGTGTGAGCATATTATACCTTGATAATTGATTGTATTTAATAATTTTGGCATCTGGGAGATATTTACGGATTTCACTGTCGTCCAAGGGATCCGCTATAACTTCTTGCAAGTCCTCGGGCAAGTCGGCAACCGGTATTTTGCTGTATTTGCCAGAGCCTTTGAGGGTTCGCAAATCGTCGTCGTGCTTGGGGTTTCCGTCCAAGAAGCTATAGACCCTTGCCATCGCCCACTGCTCCTTGCTTAATTTTTTACTGAGCGGGGCATCCACATTCTTGACAAACGACCCTTTAAGCCTCACGCTTTGCGGTTGGGTCTTATACGCCCCGATGCCACGATTATACACTTGCTGTAAAATATCCAGAGGGACACTGCTGATTTTGGCCAATTCATCAAGACTGTATCCCGTGTCCTTTAGGCCGTATCGCTTGAGCACATTCTGCTTGTGCGTTTTCACCCCTCCGTTGAGCTTTGGCTTTGGATCAAAAAATACCGGTTGACTGTTTTCATTGCCCATTTGGATTTTTTATAATTAGCAATATTTTATTTTTCTATAAATAAAATGGCCGAACTATTCGCGTTACAATCGGTCATCATCAAAAAAGGTGTCCCCAAAGCAGATGCATTAAAAAAGGCCCAGCACATCATCGGCAAGAAAGCTTTCAAAGCCTCTGAGACCAAACTGACGTACCGCTTTCGTGCCATTCCCAAAACAAAGTTTATCAGCGACTCGTTTCGGTCAAAAAAGGTGAATAAGGACATCACGTTGGTGTTTGCCGAATTGAAACCGGAGCATTCCAAGCTGGTTGGCGGGGGCTTTATGGACTACTTCAATCGTGCCAAAAATTATGTTACTGACACGTTTTCGTCGGCCAAAGAAGCCGTTTCTGATAAATTTCAGTCGGCCAAAGACGCTGTTTCTGATAAAATTCAGTCGGCCAAAGACGCCGTTGGCACCTATTTGGCCCCACGCGAAGGCTACAACAACAAGACGACCGCGATGTTGGAACAATACGGCCCTCAACTCATCACGGAAATATCAATTTACAGAAAGCCAGTCGATGCCTACATTCCTGTCGTTTTGAATCTCGTTTCGCTCGGTAAATGGAATAGTGCTGTGAAAAAATCGGGGCAAGACAAATTTTTTCATCTGTCTTTGATCGTGAGGGTAGGGGGCGAATTATTGAACGTAGAAAAATTAGACGTTGTAAGTATCACCAAGGGAACGCCCACAGGCGACACCGTTGAAACGCATTCCGTGCCTCTTCAAGGGAAGGAATTCACGCTTGACACGATGATGCAGACGGCCCGAAACGCCGTAGGCGACACTAAATTTTTCCTGTATGACTCCTTCCGTAACAACTGTCAGTCGTTTGTGAGTTATTTACTTAAGGGCCAAGGTCTCTACGGGCCAAACGAGAAGGAATTCACCTACCAAAACATCGACGAAATCGTGGAGGAGATGCCCGACTACGTCAAAAATTTTCAAGTAGGTTTAACCGATATCGCAGCGAGTTTTAACAAGCTGTCGGGGCAGGGTGAAGACAAGGTCTACTATCGTCAGCCCATATATAAAGGAAGCGGTTTTTTGGAAAACTATGAGGCAGACAAGAGGGGGGCAGAGATAAAAGACTTAATAGGGCGAACAACACGCAGAAGATTTGTAGGAGAAGGCGTGGAAGACTTTGTAAAAGAAAAGGGGTTGGAAGTGGCCTCGGAGTTTGCCGACAGTCTTGGCGGTCAGGATTTCTTTAAGGGCGTTCAAGAAGACATTACCGATGTGTTTTCTGGGCGACGAGTAGGCGATACACAACGAGAACGATTAGACGCACAACGATTAGCAGGACAAAAGAGAGATGAAGAGGACAGGGCTTGGATTAAAAACAACCCCATAGAGGCAGATGCACTTCAGTGGGCTGGTAATAGACAGACGAATTTACAGCAAGAACTATTTGGGCAATGGCAAACAAAATTTCCGGCAGAGGACGGCTATGGAGTAAAGGGCTACCCCTATGATGCTATGAACTTTACTGGTGTGGCTCAGCGTAAAGGGTTTAAAACAAAAGCCGAAGTGGAAAAATTCTATCAAAAAGTCAAAAAGGATGCCCTACAAACCCTCAAAAAAGGCAGTTTAGCGGAAGCAGAGAAGAAATACAAGGAGCAAGAGGCTAGAGACCAAAAATTAATGGGTCGTGGAGTGCGTGGAACACCCAGCCGGTTCGCCGGTTATAACCACCTCGGCAATAACATATATCTTGATGTAGAGACAGGAGATGAAATATCCGCTGGGGAACTTCTTAAGCGTCAAGGCATAAAGCCGGTTGTGTCTATGTCCCCTGAATATGAACGGCTACGAGACCCAGTAGAATTTACCAAGGACTTGGGCAAGAAAATGCTGTCATTCTACGGCATCGGTAGCGGAAACCCCTTTATCGATCTGGGAAACAGAGCCGTAGCACAAAGTGGCAGTGGAATGTTTCCGCCAAGCCCCTACGGCAACCTGAAAGACTTGGAGCGACAACTTGGGCGTGGAATGATTCAATTATTCGACAAGGTAAGAGTAGGCAACGGCGGAATGCAACCACAACCACGACGCCCCGCTTCGCCCTTGCGACTTGAGCAAGATATGATACGACCCGCAAATGTTATCCCAGAAGTGTCTCTTGTCGAAGTACTGGAGCGTATGCAAGAGCAACAGCCGTCTTTATACGAAGGCGTGCTCGATTTTATATGCGACGACGGTTGTCCCATTTATGAAATATGCGAACCACAATTGGACGGCGACGGCAAACCCTTTTCGCGTGGTTACAACTTTATGAGGGCCTTGAATGCCTCCAAGGCCCCAAAAAATTCGCAAAAAGCGAGTATCGTGGCGTGGCGTGAGAAAAATGCCGAAAACGCCGATGCGATTAATGAAAGCAAATTTAGGAAATTTAATTACGACAAAGTCCCCAAGGTTACCCGCAATTTAGCCAGTCGAACCGACAACGATGATCCAGAGGGTCTTCACACCTTACACGATCCACAAGGCATCGCAGATGGCCGAAATTATCAGGGGATTTATGACAAAAAGGGAAAGGAGAAGAAGGCCAAAAAAGCACCACAGCAAAAACCAGAAGAAAAAGAAGCACCAAAGCCAACCATAGACGAATTAGCGCGCGGGCATTATGAAGCCGAAAAAGGTAGCAAATTACGTGATGACATTGTAAAAGACGGCAAAGAACGGTTTGGAAAAGCCGAGTTTATTACGGCACTTCTCAGGGTGCGCAAACGAATGCAACGGGAACGGGATTTGGCCCAAGGCATCAAACGAAAATTCAAATAACGTTTAAAAACCCTTCTACTTCCCAAACATTTTTACGTCAATTTATTATATTGCTTGATATAATAAAGTAATGGCTTTGAATCTCGAAGGAGTTGGTAAAAATCTTGCCGTGATTCAAGGGGGAACCAAGAACAAAGACAAGGTCATTTCAATCTGTAAAGAAGACGAGGAAGACGAACTTCGAAAACCAATGCGAATTTTACAACTGCAAGAAGGCCAGAAATACCAGCAAATGCCCAACAAAGAAACTGAGAGAGAAATTATGTACATCACGGGGGCTTCTGGAAGCGGTAAATCGACGTATATCGCGAAATACTGCAAGGAATACAGGAAGCTTTTTCCCAAAAACGAAATCTACGTCTTCAGTGCCTTGAACGAAGACACGTCGTTGGATGTCATCAAGCCCAAGCGTGTCAAGATCGACCAGAGGATGATCGACGACCCGTTGAATGTCGATGATTTCAAAGACACACTAACCGTCTTTGACGACATCGACGTCATCGGAGATAAGAAACTCCGTGAAGCCGTCTACCAGTGCCTCAATATGCTTCTTGAAACCGGCCGACACACCAAGGCCTCTGTGTGCATCTCAAATCACTTGCCCACGGCCGGTAAAGACACACGACGGGTGTTAAACGAGGCACACAGCGTTACGTATTTCCCGCAAAGTGGGAACGGCGTCTCGATGAAGCGTCTTCTGGTCGATTATCTTGGCATCGATAAGAAAACCATAAGCAAGATCAAAAAGATGAAGACGCGGTGGTGCACATTGTTCAAAAACTACCCCCAGATCCTAATGACGGAAACCTGTATGTGGTTGGCCTGTGATGAGGACGATTAATTTTAAATTCTTAAAGAATATAAAATTGAACCAAAACGTAAAAAATCGTCAGGGTCCTCCCTGACTCGGTCGGGCGTTTGGGCCTAAAGTGTTTCACACGCATATTTGGATCGTTGTTGCTCCCGACACAAAGGGCAATTCAAACCAACCGTTTTTTTCCAACACGCTTTATGCAAAATGTGTTTGCACGATAATTCAACCCACACGCCCTCGTTTTCTTTGCAAATGCAACAGTCGTCTTTTTGAGTGCATACATATACGTAACAGTCGTTACACCATTCGTCTTTATGGGCAAGACTCTCTTCGCACCCCTTGCACAACGTATATTGTTTGACAAGACTGTAAATCCGCTCCTTGTCATCTTTCCCTTCTTCCACATAATAATACTGTGTGTGTAACGATACGTCCTGTCCATAAAACAAATTGTAACATAATTTCAGACTCGAGGGGATAATTGCGTGTTCCCCTTCGTTGAGAGGACAGTCTTCATCATCCTTACACTCTTCTCGATCAAACTCAACGGTAAAAAGAATGCGAAATCCCTTAAAATATCGTTGGTAGATTAAAAGTTCGTCATTGTCGTAATTGTCGCTAATTTCTTGAAGTTCTTTAGGCGTTTTCGCCTTAAGTTTTTCGACCTTTTCAAGAAGTTGTGGCGACTCCAGAGCCACAAAACGGCTAAAAAACAATGCAATGCGTTCGGTAAAGTCAATCGTCGTCATCTTTGTTTTCAATTGGTTTTTAAATTTAAAAATCAATTTTATAATTTTTTGAAAATCTCCATCACTCGCTTGTATTCATAAGAGCCTTTACACACATACTTATAACCCAAAATCTCACAGGCTTTTTTCCATTTATCAAGCCCTTGTAAATTCAATCGACGTGCTAACTTGATTTCATCCTGTAGTTTGGTCTGTCTGGTTCCTATCAGTCGTTGGAATTCAATGCTAAATTCTTCTTTACGTCTGGCCCATTCAACCCGTTTGGTCTGTTTGACCTTTTCAATTTCAACTCGTTGTTGTCTGGCCTCAACTCGTTTGGCCTCTTCAACCCGACTGGCCTCCTCAGCTCGTTTGGCCTCCTCCTCGGCTTGTTTGGCCTCCTCCTCGGCTTGTTTGGCCTGTTTAATTCGTTTTTTTTTTGATTTTTTAAATGCAACCATTTCAGAGTATAATGTTGCACTGATTTTACCCACACAGTCTTCGCCAACTTGGAAAGTATTTCCAGTTACTTTATACTGTATTTGGACTAAATTATGAATTGGTTGTGTGCATATACACATATGAGTATCTTCAATAATACCGCCTCCATAAATAATATTGTCTTTACCGACATACTTATAGTCTACTACTTCCCAGTTGTCTCTATCAAAATCATCTCCTTTATCCCCTGTTATTCCTTTCATTACAAAAACGAATTCATCACCTTTGTTATTGGTTACTTTTTTTGGCACTATTCGTTTATACGTGTGTGGTAACGGATATGCCACAAGAAGATGTGCAATTTTTTCAGATAAAGGCAAAGACATCTGAAACATTTTGTTTTCAATTGGGATTTTAAATTAAAAATCGATTTTATAAAAGTTGCTGTATTCTAACCACGTTCGTGGGGGTAGGGAAAAGTTTCCCTACTTGGTTTTTTACAATCGAAATTCTTCAATTATTAAGGGTAAAACGTGGTTGATTAGGGTAAATAGGGAAATAAGGAAAAAAGTTCGTTTTACCATTAGCTATATATAAAAAAAAAAAAAAAAAAATTTATATCCCTATTGTTAAATCAACCTTTTTTTCCTATTTCCTAATTTTTCATTTTTTTCCTTAATTTAAACTTTAATATTTTCACCA